ACATTACCCCGACAGACTTTATCGAACTGATATAGTAGAGAAGTATCACGGAGTTCTACCATTGGATATGACCATAATTAAGCCAGAGTTTAGATTATGTAAGCACAAAGGCAAAGGAATGGAAGGTGTAATGGAATATGACAATCCTCAAGACCAGTCATTTGAACATCCTTTCCAACCAATTAGAGAAGATATTTTCTTTTATCACTTAGCCAGATGCAGAGGATACAACTTCGAGTACAATAAACGATTGAGATATGAGGACTTTATTCATGGGAAGAGAGAAGAGAACGAAAGGAACACTAGAGCTAATCAATGGGTAAATGGAATGTATACTATGGAGAAGCACGATTTCCCTCCTGAAATACCTAAAAGACTTATACCAAATCCTAAAGTATCAATAATTATAACTAACTATAACTATGGAAAATATTTACAAGAAGCAATCGAAAGTTGCAAAAATCAAACAGTTACTCCCTACGAAATTGTGGTGGTTGATGACTGTAGCACTGACAATAGTTTGGATATTCTTGATAGCATTCACGATATTCATGTGCTTCGCAATAGTAGCAACATTGGTGTCGCCTTGGCTCGTAACGCTGGTATTGAGTACTCCACTGGAGATTATTTTGCCTGTCTCGATGCTGACGATTGTCTTGGGGATACTTTTATTGAGAGAACTTTAGAGAAAATGGAAGATGCTGAAATAGTATTTACTGATATGCACGTGTTCGGAGATGTAGACTATAAACACACCTATCCAGAGTTTAGTATTGAAGAATTAAGAAAAGACCAGATAATACCTAGCGCTTGTGCTTTAGTCGATAGAAGGTGTGCAGACCCTTATGGTATATTTGACCCAACAGAATGGTACGAGGATTATGGATTTTGGTTGAGAATGGCAGTTAAAGGATATAGGTTTAAACAAGTACACGAACCACTATTCAAATATCGCAGAAAAGGTGGGAGTAGAATTGAAATGCTAGACAAGAGACAAGAGTTTGGGTTTAATCAATTAAAAGAACGCTATAACAAGATAATTTAACAATAAACACGGAGGACAATTATGAAAATAGCTTACGTTTTAAACAATATAATACTTTGTGGAGGAGTCATCGTTCCATTCGAGCATTGCAGAGAACTTAGAAAGAAAGGAATAGACGCTGGTATTTATGCTAACGATACAAACGAAGAACTTAATAATAGATACCCCGACGTACCAGTTTACGGAGTACACAGACTAAATGACTTCACTGATGACGATGTTATTGTAGCAGTGTGGTGGATGCAAATACCTGAACTAGAAAAATTCAAGGGTAGAAAGATACAATTTGTGCAAGGAAATGATGTAGAATCATATATAGGCGATGACTTAAAAGCGAGCTGTAAGGAGATTAGAAGTAAAAAGGACTGGGAAGTACTAGCAGTGTCTAAATACTCAGGAGAGTGGACTGAGAGACCTTACACAGTAATCCCTAATGGTATAAATGAGATATTCTTTAAAAAGATAGATATAGAAAGAGACATAGATGCGTTGATTGAAGGAAACTATGAACCCAACAAGAATATAGATTGCTCAATTATATTAGCAAAGTCTCATGGTCACAAAAAGATAGTATGGTTTGGAAGAGAGACTCACCCAATAGACGGAGTAGAATGTATTACTAATCCGTCACTAGAAGAAATACACAAACTATATTATAGATCAAAGCATTTTTATAAACACTCAAAGTCAGAAGGATTCTGTTTACCGATAGCAGAAGCTCAAGCTTGTGGGTGTGAAATACATACTTGGGATCAAGGTAATAACTTACCAGAAAAATTTAAACCAGAAGATTATAAATGGAGTAATATAATAAACGATTTATGCACATATCTAACGAAGAACAAAAACTAATAGAAAAATACAGAGAATTAAAGGAATGGGGATACGGAGAACTCAAAGTAAAAGTTCAGGATAATGAGATAATGATAATTGATTTGACAACTAGGGAGAAAGTATGCTATAATGGATAAAACGATATAAGTCTGACTGAACACCAGAGGACTGCTAATTAGGCAGACCTCTTTTTAATTATATGATAACTAAGCCAATAATATATACCGAGGAAGTTGTAATAAAAGAACTGGCAGATGTGTTGGCAGAAATATTAGAAGACAAAGAAATATTATATATAGGTGAAGTGTTTGAAAAAAAGGCTTATCCAAGGGAAAACTTTAGTATTTGGGAAAAAAAGTATAAAGATTGTAATGAAATAATTCACACAATAAAAAGAATAAGAGAAATATTAGAATCAAGAGTTAATATTGCAGGACTTAAAGGTAAAGCAAATCCAACAATGGTTATATTTAATTTAAAGAATAACTATAACTGGAAAGATAAAACAGAACAAGAACTATCAGGACAAGTTAATACAGGAGTAATAATGTTACCTAAAAAGAATGATAAAGTGGAAACCACAACCGAGACAGGAAACAGCCCTAGCTAGATTAGAGAATGAAATATTATACGGAGGAGCAAGAGGAGGAGGAAAAACAGACGCAGGATTAGCTTGGTTGTTATATGATAAAGATAACTCTAAGTATAGAGCATTAGTTATTAGAAGAAATGCTAAAGACTTATCTGATTGGGTAGATAGAGCTAGAAATATGTATTCAGTATGCGGAGTAGATGTAGTTGGAGTACCAGCAGAGATAAGATTTCCAAGTGGAGCAATTATAAGAACAGGACATTTAAGAGATGAGAACGCTTATACTCAGTATCAAGGACACGAATATCAGAAGATGCTTATAGAAGAGATAACACATATACCAAGAGAAGATGATTTTGAAAAGTTATTAGGTAGTTGTAGAAGTACAGTAGAAGGAATAAAACCACAACTATTTGCAACAACTAATCCAGATGGTCCAGGACATAAATGGGTTAAAGATAGATTTAATATACCAGATCACCCAGACGATTTAATTATAACAACAGATGAAGTATCAAAAAGAACAAGAGTGTTCATACCAGCTAGGATAGAAGACAACCCTATGCTAATGGAAGCAGACCCTGACTACGTTAGATACCTAGAGAGTATAAAGGATGAGGAACTTAGAAAGGCTTGGAGAGAAGGAGATTGGTCAGGTATCAATATAAAAGGATCATACTACAGAGAACAGATGACTCAAGCTCGTAAGGATGGAAGGATAAGAGAAGTACCTTACTCAGCTCAAATACCAGTACATACTTGGTGGGATATAGGAGTAGGAGATTCAACATCAATAGGTTTCTTCCAAAGAGCAGGACAAGAGTGGAGAATGATAGACTACTATGAAGCATCAGGAGAAGGGCTACAACATTACATTAAAGTATTAAAAGAAAAACCATACGTTTACGGAGAGCATTACGCACCACACGACATAGCAGTAAGAGAGTTCAGCACTGGTACAAGTAGAAAGAGTACAGCACAAAGTCTCGGTATAAACTTTAGAGTAGCGCCTAATCTTTCAATAGACGATGGAATACAAGCAGTAAGGACTAGATTCAGTGAGCTATACATAGATGAAAAGAAGTGTGCTAGATTCATAGACTGCATAAGTCAATACCGAAAGGAATGGGATGATAAACTAGGAGAATATAAAAATAAACCGTTACATGATTGGACAAGCCATACAGCTGATATGTTGAGGTATTGGGCAGTAACACCAGACTTCGGCAACATAATAGTTAAATCAAAATACTAATGATTAAGCAATCAACAATTGAAGACATCGCAAGAGATGTCATTGAAAACCATAGAGCTTCTATCTGGCAGGTAAGAGAACGCTGGTTAGATTTGATAGATAGATACGAGAACAAGCTGAGAGAAGGTTCTCTCACAGCACAAACTGAGTCTAAATCTCCTATGGGTGGAGCGTATGCTTTAGTAGAAAACACTATACCTCGTCTACTAGCTAGAAGTCCTATTTATAAGTATCTAGCAAGAGAGAGCAGAGACGCAGACGCTCAAGAGTTGTATGGTGAGTACAGTGAATACCAATGGGAACAAGCAGACGCTCAAGAAAAGGTAAAGACTATAGCTAGATGGGGATTAGCCACAGGTTTCTCAGGTTATGAGATGGGATGGAAAGAAGAACGCATTATAAGAAAGAAGAAAGGCAAGCAAGTATTAGGATTGAAAATAACTAATCCAATGATGCTCAAGGCTTTAGGCAATACAGGTAAAGATATTAAGGTAGACACAGAAGACATTACAAGCAACTACACAATTACACCTATTAGCCCTGGAGACCTTATATGGAACATAGACGCTATTGATAGAGATGACCTAAGAGTTGTAGGCTTCAAAGCTAAGAAGAAAATCAAAGAGCTTAAAGCTATGAAGTATGATGTATCTAACCTAATGTCCGAGACCATAGCATCAGATGACTTTCAAGAGAGACTAGAGACTATGGATGGACTAACAATAGACGAACAAAACAACTTAGCAGGAGAAGAGAATGTAGAAGTAGCCAAACTATACATAATGGCTATGAATGATGACGGAGTATTTGAGAACTACATGGTTCACATGGGCAATATAAAGGGAGGGACTTCAGTAACTATATCGTTTAGTGAGAACCCATTTGATGACCAGTTCTGTCCAGTAAGATTCTTTAGACCAATTAGAAGATTAGGAAAGCAATATGGATTTGGAATGATTGAGCCAGCAACAGGTATCTTAGACGCAGCAGAAGACAGTCTTAATATATCTTTAGAAGCGTTATGGATAGCGACTGCTCCACCACTAGAATACAATCCACAGAATATTTTAAATATGGATGACTTCGGATATGGAGGAAGGAAGCTAATGGCTGTAAGAGACCTCGGTAATAGCGTAAGAGTAACAGAGACTCCTGACCTAAACAGTGGCTCAGTACAACTAATGGATCAGATACTAGAGAGAAACAAACAAAACACATCTGGAATAACTGATTTCCAAACAGGAGCTGAACAAGACAAGAAAGGCAAGACTCTAGGAGAAGTAAGAATTAAGACTCAAGAGTCTAACGCTAGGGTAGCTATGGTACTAGAAGCCTTTGAGAACGAAGTATTGGAGCCTATTGGTAAGATGGCGCTCGCAATGAACAAACAGTTCTTAGGAGACCAAAAGAAACTTGTCTTTAGAGTATTAGGCAAGAAAGGAGAACTATTAGAGAAAAACATTAAGTTTAAAGATATAGATGCTGTTAAGGACTTATCTATCTACGCAGGAGGCACAGCTCTCGTTGACCAGCAAGGAGAGCTTAACAAATGGCTAGGACTACTTAACCAAGCTAACCAAGAAGTAGCCTTACAACAAGCAGGAGTTCCTATTGATAGAGAAGAGATATGGAAGAATGTACTAGTTAAGGGAATGCTAATCAAAGACCCTGAGACTTTTATACCTTCATTAAAGGAAAGAGAAGAAGAAGATGTAACTGGTAGCGTAGCTCAATTAGAAGATGCTAAGAGCGAGAATGAGAGACCTGAGACAGCTAGAGTACTAGCAACAGATAACCATGAAGTACATATCAAGATACATACCGCATCTCTAGACGCTGGAGGAATGACTCAACCTTATACACCAGAACAGTTACAAATATTAACAACGCATAGAGATGACCATGTGAGAGCATCAGGAGGAGTAGTACCAAGTTATGCTGAAGGAGCAGAACAAGGTGTAGCTCAATCCGTAGGTCAGCAACTAGCGCCACAACAAGATGTTACAGGAACTCAAAACACTCCTACAGGAGGAACTCAAGCTGGATAAAGAGATTATAGAGTTAATAAGCTGTAACACGAATGATGAGATGCTATGTGTTGCACATAAGATGAGAGCAAAAGTAGAAGCAGTGAAAGATCTTAACTTCGATGTATTAAAACTAATCCAAGATGATGAAAGAAAAAACAATGACCGTGGGGGAAGCAATGGATCTAGTGGAAAGGTACATAGTTAAGAGAGGATTTGAGAAGTATAAGAGTAGCTATCGCAAAGATGAGAAAGTTAAGATGTATGACCCAGCTACCATTGACAAAAGGTTTATCCATTTAAGAGATAAATATTAATTCATAACTTGCAGAACTCCAACTGCGTTATCAAATAGGTGTAATATATGAATGAAGAACAAGAAGTCGTTAATAAGGGAGAAGTCGAAACTCCATCTACCCCGACTGTAGAGAACAATGAACAAGCTACTAACGACAGTGAAGTCGTAGAAAACTCAGAGGCTGATGTTGAAAAAGCTAATCAACAACTATCTAATGTACAGAAGGCTATCGAACAAGAAAACGAGAAACTTCGTAAAATTAGAGAGGAGAAGAAGGCTGAAATTCAACCTGTTCAACCAGAACAGAAAGAACAACCGCAGACAGAGGTCGCAAAAGAGTTCTATGACAATATCCGTCTAACCAAGTTGAATAACAAGATGCTCACTGACCCTTCTTTTAAGGAGAGAGCTGAGTTAGTAAAGCAAGAAATGGAAACGACTGGTAAAGACATAGAAGATGCGGACAATGCTGTATTGGCTAGAGCTTTAAGAGCTAGTCAAGAGGTTGCTCAACCGAGTAATAATCAACAACAGCAAATAACACCATCAGCAGAACAAGCACCTATCAATTCAGAACAGAAGAGTATTAAAGGTGATAACGCTTTCAGCGCAGTAACTGAGAGTAAGTCAGCAGAAGCACAAGAATACCAACGCATAATGAAAGAAGTAGGAATGCCTGGTCTGTAGATGTATAAATAAATGGCAAGTTTAGTTAATGAGGTCACAACCATTAACGAGGCTGTCCAAATCCCTGAATTTTGGAGCAAATTCGTAGTAGAGTTCCGAGAAGCAAATTTGGTCGCAGCTAAGTTTTTTATGGACTTCTCCTCTGATGTATCAGAAGGTGGAGACACAATCCATATCCCAGAATCGCTAACAAAGCAAACACCAGCAGACTTTACGCAAGGACAACGTCTAACTGATAAACTAATCAGTGACACTGAAAGCGAAGTAACTATCGATCTTGATAGATACAAAGTAAATCCTTTCGTAATCTCAGACATGGCACAAAGACAATCAATCTTTAGAGCTAAAGCACTTAGAATGAAGAAAGCTGCTTACGCTATCGCTAAAGAAATTGATACTAGAGTGCTATCACACGCATCAGCTTTTACTACTTCTGTAGTAAACAATGGAGGAACAAGCATATCTAATAAAGATTTGACAGAAGCATGGGCAAGATTGAACAGCAATGATGTCCCAATGACTGATCGTCAATACTTTATGACTCCTTTCTCTATCAAAGATCTATTTGATTTGACAGGAAACTACTTTACTTCTGTAGATTTCTCAGAAGGCAAAGGTCTAGTTAATGGACAAATCGGTATGTTGTTAAATAGCCCAGTAGCTGTTTCAACTAACCTAACTTCCACATCAGCAGGATCACCTGCTAATGCGTTAAGAACTAATGTATATGCTCATAAGGAAGCTATTGCACAAGCTTATCAGTGGAAACCAGAAGTACAGCAATCAGCTGCAGGAGATGGACTATCTATCGACTTGCAAGGTCAACTATGTAATGTTAGAAGTCTTTATGGCTCTAGCTTACTACGTTCAGACCATGGTGTACGAATCATGAGACAAGAAGCTTAGGCTTATAGGACACCTCAACAATGGGGTGTCCAATTAAGTTTATAATTATGAGAAAGATATATAAATGCAGGAATGGTTGTCATGTAATGGATGCAGAAAGCACCCCAGAGTGTCCTAGATGCGGTAGCTCAATGCTACAAGTAGGAGAGGATAACAACGACAACAGGCAATCAATGATAGATGCACAACAACCAGAATACGCAGGTCAATCACTAGGGAATAAAGAAGCATATAGCTCTATGTCTAAAGCGGACATGGGTAAAGCGTTTAAACATATTTATAAGAATAAAACAATATGAGTAGAGTATTAGCCGATTACGTGACAAAGGTACAAGTAGAGGTAGATGACACGTCTGCTTCTGCTAAGACAGTCATTGAGAACAGTATCAAAGCTATTTATCAAGAGACTGTTATTGAGAATGGGAAAGACCTAATTCCTACCACAGTAGAAACAGA